CGAAAGAAGGTGGCGTGATGGCAACGCAGCTCACCGACATGGAAATCATGGAGATCTCACTCGTGGATGAGCCGGCAAACGACGCCGCCCGCGTCGAAATCTTCAAGTCGAAGAAGGCCGTCTGCAAGGACGACGAGAAGGATCCCAACGAGGCCGAGCCCGACAACGACGAGGACGATGCGTCCTCGAAGCCCGGCAAGGGCAAGAAGGGCGCCGCCGGCTCCGGGAAGAAGGTTCCGATGGCGAAGGTGGCCGGCGCTGTGCTCGCGGCCATCGAGGCCCTCTCAGACGAGATCGTGGCGAAGGCCCTTGCGGGAGAATTCGCCGGAAACCCCGACGCGGCCGAGGCGGCTGCTTTCATTGTGAAGGAGACAGCGATGGACCTCCAGTCGCTACAGACCGCTCTCGCCGACGCCGAGGGCCGTATCGCCGAGCTGACCAAGCGGGCCGACGAGGCCGAGGCGAAGAACCGCGACCTCGAAACGGTCGTCAAGGCGAAGGACGCCGAGCTGGACAAGCTCCACGCCGACAACGCCGACGAGGACGAGGTGCTCAAGAGCCTCCCCGAGCCGGTCCGCAAGCGCATCGAGGATGCCAACAAGGCAGCCGCCGCGGCGCAGGAAGAGGTCGCGAAGATGCGCGCCGCCGCCGATGAGCGCGAGGCCATCGAGAAGGCCAAGGCCATCGGCATCGGCGACGCTGCCAAGCTCGGTCCGCTGCTCATGCGCATCGAGAAGGGCAAGTCCGGCGCCGAGGATGCAGCCGAGGTCACTCGGCTCCTGAAGTCGGCTGCGGAGCTGTCCGCGAAGTCGCCGCTCTTCAAGCAGTTCGGCTCCGACGTGAAGGTCGAAGGCGACCCCGAGGAACTCCTGAAGGCCAAGGCCGACGAGATCCGCAAGGGCAAGCCCGATCTCTCCCCCGCGCAGGCCTACGCCAAGGCCACCGAGGAGAACCCGGAACTCTACACCGCCTACGTGGCGAAGCACCGCCAGCGCGGCGCTGGCGTGCAGTAAGCGCCTCGTAGCCCCTCAACCTTTCAGGAGAACCACCCATGTCGAAGCAGGGCTACGGGACCGATATCACCCTCGTCGCTGCCGCGGATCTGTCCACGAAGCAGTTCTACGGGGTGAAGATCGACAGCAACGGCAAGGCGGCTCTGGCCGCTGCCGGCGAATTCGCCATCGGCATCCTTCAGAACAACCCGGCGCTCGGCGTCGCGGCCACGGTGCGCATCAGCGGCGCCTCGAAGGGTATCGCTGGCGCCGCCATCACGGCCGGCGCGCTCGTCACCACGGATGCCAACGGCAAGATCGTCACCGCCACGCTCGCCCGCACCAAGACGGACGATGCCGGTGTCGCGGCCGACGCCCTCCTCGGATCCAACGTCATCGGCGTCGCCATGGAAGGTGCGGGCGCGGCGAACGACGTGATCCAGATCGCAATCGTCCACGCCGGGGCCTCCCCGACGACGGTGCAGTAAGCACCGCCGCCGGCCCCGATGGCAAACCTCTAGGAGCGCCCTGCTATGCAGCCGACCCCCTCAGACGTCCACGTCAATACCCCGCTCACCAACATCTCGATCGCGTTCCTCCAGAACGCATCCGACTTCGTGGCGGCACGGGTGTTCCCCAACATCCCGGTCACGAAGCAGAGCGACCGCTACTACGTCTACAACCGCGGCGACTTCAACCGCGACGAGATGAAGGAGCGCGCTCCCGGAACCGAGAGCGAGGGCGGCGGCTACTCGCTGGACAACACCCCGACCTACTTCGCACCGCGGTATTCCTACCACAAGGATATCCCGGACGAGGTTCGCGCGAACTCCGACGCGGTGCTCAACCCGGACCGCGACGCCACGGCCTTCGTCTCGCACAAGGCCCTGATCAAGCGCGAGAAGATCTTCGTGGCGAAGTATTTTACCGCGAGCGTGTGGACGAACGATTGGTCCGGTGTCGTCTCCGCCCCGAGCGGCAATCAGGTGCTCCAGTGGAACGACGCGGCGTCCACGCCGATCCAGAACGTGCGCCTCGCGAAGCGCGCCATCCGTGAGAGCACCGGCTTCGAGCCCAACAAACTCGTCCTTGGCCGTGCCGTCTACGACGCGCTGCTCGACAACCCGTCGATCATCGACCGCATCAAGTATTCGGGTGGCGTCGGTCCCGACCGCCCCGCGAAGACCAGCCTTCAGGCTCTCGCCTCCCTCTTCGAGGTGGACGAGATCCTCGTCATGAACGCCATCGAGAACACCGCCGTTGAGGGCCGCTCCGCGAGCCACTCCTTCATCGGCGGCAAGAAGGCGCTCCTCGTCTACTCCACGCCGGCCCCCGGCCTCATGACCCCCACGGCAGGTTACACCTTCTCGTGGACGGGCCTCATGGGCGCGGGCGCTGAGGGCAACCGCATCCGCCAGTTCCGCCTTGAGCGCAACGGCGTGGACCGCGTCGAGATCGATATGTGCTTCGACATGAAGCTCGTCTCCGCCGATCTCGGCTTCTTCTGGAACAACGTGGTCGCCTGATAGGCGGCGCGTTCCCGGCTGGGCGGGGAGCACGCGCTCTCCGCCCTTTTGCAGCGAAAGGCATCCTGACCATGTCCGCAGCTCTCACCCAACTGCCCTTCCACCCCGACATGGAATTCGTGGCCACCCGCGAATTCACGAACGGGGGATATGCCTACCGTCACGGCTCGTGGATCCCGAAGGGGCCAGAGCACGAGGCACAGTATTCGACGCACGAGCGCCAGCTCCGCATCCTCTATGAGAACCGCTACATCGAGGCGGTGAAGCCGGAGATGATCGAGTGCACGCCGCCGCGCAGGGCCGGCGAGCCCGATCCGGCCGCGACCGCGCCCGTCCAGCCCGACGCCGACGACGATAGCCACCTGCCGCTCCGACTGAAGCACCGGGGCTTCGGCCGCTACTCGGTCGTGGACGCCGGCAACAACGAGGTGGCCGGGCCCTACAGCTCGAAGGGCGGCGCCAAGGAAGCCCGCGACAACCTCCTGAAGATCGCCGCGGCGGACGCCCGCGATCCAGCGCGCAGCTCGTGAGGTGACCGATGGCTCTCATCGTTGAGGACGGGACCGGTCTGGCCAACGCCGAGAGCTACGTTTCGGTGGCCGATTTCAAGGCCTTCTGCGACGGCATGGGTTACTCCTACGCCTTCATCGAAAGCGACACCGATTTAGAGATCGCCCTTCGGAAGGCGACCGCCTACGTGGACGGCAAGTTCCGCTACAAGGGCACTCGCCTTCTCGCCTCGCAGATGCTCGAATTCCCGCGCTCCGGATGCGTGGACTGGAGCGGCTTTGAGGCGACGGGCGTGCCGGCGCGCGTGAAGCGCGCGACCTCCGAGCTGGCCTTCAAGTCCTTCAAGGTCACGCTCAACGACGATCTCGACCGCGGCGGGATGGTGAAGAGCGAAAGCGTAGGTCCGATCTCGGTGACCTACGTGGACGGTGCTCCGGCCGGTAAGGTGTTCATGCAGGCGAAGAACTACCTCGATCCCTACATCCGGGATCCGGGCGGCTTCGACATGCACACCGGCCCGCGCGTCACGCTCGCCGATCCCTACTTCCAGCTCACCACTGACGACGATCCCGGCCTGTCATCGATCGAGGTGACGTGATGGGTGAGTACGCAAGCGCACAGAACACTGCGGCGCTCCTCATCGCGAAAAAGGGGATGCAAGTCACCGTCAGGCGAAAGGTTCCCGGCACCTTTGATCCGGTGACGCAGGACGAGCCCGACGCAACGGTGCAGAGCGAATTCTACGACGCCGTGATCCTGCCACCGGGGCGGGACGCGCAGTTCCGCGTCGGCACGCTGGAGGGTCGTAAAGCCGTCGAGTGCTACCTGTCCCTGAAGGGAAGGGCGCTCGGCCCGGTGCTGCCCGGCGATGTGATTTCCACGCCCTATCGCGACTATTCGGTCTTCTGGTCTCGCTCCTACGATCCAGCCGGCGGCGAGCCGATCATGACCTTGGCCTATGCGGAGTGAGAGATGCCGCAGAACGCCGAGATCTTCCGCGCCAGCATCGGGAAGTGGGCCAAGGCTACGGACGCAAAGTTCGAAGCCCTTGCGCGCCAGACTTGCTACGAGATGGGCTTCCGCGTCGTGCAGAAGACGCCTGTCGATACGGGCTTTCTGCGGGGCTCGTGGCAGCCGTCGATCGGCGAGGCCATGGACGCCACCCCGACCCTCGACACGGCCGGCGCGAGGGCGCTCGGCGACGTGGGTATTGTGATCCAAGAGCTGAAGGTCGGCGACCGCTTTTTCATGGTCAACAATGCCGCCTACGCTCGCTTCGTCGAGTACGGCACCTCCCGCATGGGCCCGCGCTACTACGTCACCGACACGGTGAAGGCGTGGCAGTCCGTGGTCTCGCAGGTGGCCGGGGAATTGGGGCTGGCATCATGAGCCTCGCGACCGTTCACGCCAACATGCGGGCGGCGTTCCGGCAGAAGCTTCGGGACATGACCGATCTGCCGACCATCGCGTGGGAGGGGCGCCTCTACAAGCCCTTCGTGGGCACGCCGTTCATGCGCGAGAGCTTCCGTCCGATCAGCTCGGATCTTCGGGCGATTGGGCCGAATGGCCTCATCGCGCATCGCATGACCGGAAACCTCTCGCTCTTCTATCCGATCGCGAAGGGCACGGTCGAAATCGAGACGATGGCCGGACTGCTCCTGACGCGGTTCAAGCCCGGAACCTCACTCGAATATGGCTCGGACAAGGGCCTCGTGTTGCAGGCGCAGCGTGCGCCCCTGCTTCAGGAGGCCGACTGGATGAGCTGCCCCGTGACCATCTCGCTCGTGGCCTACACGGCGAACTGAAAAGGAGGCTCCCATGCCTGTCCAGTCAAACGTCAACACCACGCTCGCCTTCAAGGCCGAGACCACGCTCGGCACGCCGGCCGGCGCATCGGGCGCAACCTACCTGCGTCGCGTGTCGTCCAGCCTCGCGGTCAACAAGGACGTGTTCGCCTCCAACGAGGTGCGCACCGACATGCAGGTGAGCGACGTTCGCCACGGCGGACGCTCGGTCCGCGGCACGATCGAGGGCGAGCTGTCCGGCACGTGGGCGGCGGGTGTCTCCGTGGCGCCGGCCGACTTCGCAACCGGCGTCACCATCGCCAACTCCGGCACCGGATCGACCCTCACCTTCGCAGGCGCCGGCAACCTGATCACGAAGGGCATCAAGGTCGGCGATATCGTCCGCGGTGCCGGCTTCACGAACCCGGCGAACAGCGGCATCAACGTGCGCGTCACGGCCCTGACCGCCACCGTCATGACCGTGTTCCCGCAGCTTGTCGCCACCGGTCAGCAGGCCTCCGGCTGGAGCGTCGCGGTGCAGGGCAACAAGCTCACCATGGGTACGACGAAGCGGTCCTTCACGGTCGAAATGGCGCATCCGGATATCTCGATCTCCGAGCGCTTCGTGGGCTGCCGCATCGGTGGCATGTCGGTCAACATGCCTCCCAACGGCATCGCCACGTGCTCCTTCGACGTGATGGGCATCGATGGCGCCACCATGACCGGCGGCTCCTACCCCTACTTCACGAGCCCGACCGCGGCCGGGAACACGGGCGTCCTGTCGGGCATCGACGGGGCGCTGCGCCTCAACGGCACCGAGCAGGCCGTCGTGACGGCTGTGCAGCTCAACTACACGAACAACCTGTCCATGACGCCTGTCATCGGCTCGGTGATCTCGCCCGATATCTTCTACGGCCGGGAAGTCGTGACGGGAACGGTGAGCGCCTACCTCGAAAACGAGCAGCTCATCAACGTGTTCCTCAACGAGACCGAGGTCGATCTCGTCGTGGTGGCGGAAGAGGCTGGGACCACCAACGTCGGCTTCCTCGCCTTCAACATGCAGCGCATCAAGCTCACCGGGGCGCAGAAGACGGTGGGCCCGGATGGCGGCGTGATCGCGCAATTCCCCTTCCAAGCGCTCCTGCGCTCGGGCGGCACCGGCACGGTCTACGACCAGAGCACGCTCACGATCCAGCGTTCCAACTAAGCGGCGCGCACCCCGCTTAGACGGAGGAGGGCGACGCGCAGTGGTCAGGACTGCGCGTCGCCCTTTCATCCTGACAACCGTCCTGACCGAGGCAGAACCATGGAATTCGACCTTCCCGCAATCGACACCAAGACGCGCTCCGAGAAGGGCGTGCCCATGCTCGTCCGCCGGCTCGACGGATCGATCCTCACGAACTCCAAGTCGCAGAACGTTGAGATCGTTCTCCTCGGTCCCGACAGCGACACCTACCGGGCCATGAGCCGGGCGCAGATCCGCAAGCGGGTGAACGCCGTCTCGGCCGGCAAGGATCCGGCGCCGGAGGAGGAGGAGCGCGACATCATCGCCTTCCTCGTGGCGATTACGAAGGGCTGGACCGGCGTCCTCGACAAGGCCGGCGAGCCGATCCCGTTCTCCCCTGAGGCGGCGCAGAAGCTCTACGAGGGATACCCGGTCATCCGTGATCAGGTCGATCAATTCACGGCTCGCCGGGAAAATTTTATCGGGGGCTGAAGGAGAGGCTTCTCGACTATGGGCGGTGGCAATTCGGGCTCAAGAAAGGGGCAGGGCAGGGGGCCGTTGCGGACCACTACGCCGTGCTCGCGAAAAAGGGACGGGTGGCCGTCCCTCAGGGGCCCGAATTCCCTGCCGAAGGCGCCCTCGTGTGGAACGCCTTTGTCCAGCTCTCCTCGGCCCGCACGTCGGCCGGCTTCGGTCCCAATCCCATCACGTTCACGGAGATCGACGCCTACTGCCGGCGCGTCGCCGATCTGATGCCGTGGGAGGTCGAGACCATCCGGGATCTCGACGATGAGTTTCTGGCCTCGGCCATGAAGAAGGACGGGTGAGATGGCGGACGATATCGCAAGGCTTGGCTTCGAGATCGACACCTCGGCCCTCAAGGCAGGGCAGCAGGCCTCGGCGCAGTTCGCCACGACCCTCAACGCCGTCGCCGATGCCGCCTCGAAGGCGGAGGCAGCGACGAAGAAGACGACCACCGCGGCGCAGGAGGCCGCGGCGAAGACCGTGCAGGGCGCGCAGGCGACCACGCAGGCGACCATCGCCCTCACGCAGCAGGAGCAGGCGCAGGCGAAGCTCGCCACGGCCCTCTCAGTGTCCGGCCGGGCCATGGCCACCTTCGGGCAGCAGGCCTCCGCCACGGCGATGCAGGCCAAGGTCACGGCGCAGGCGCTCGGCGAGGACAGCGCCGGTCTCGGCGGGGCCGTGAAGAAGCTGCAAGGCAACTGGACGGCCCTTCTCGGCGCGCTGGCGCAGGGCGGCTCGGCCTTCGGCACGCTCGGCGGTCACATCACCACCGCGACCACCCATTTCACCGGGCTCGG